GTGAGGCAGTACCGAGAACGAGGTTGGGTGATAGCTGTTGGGCACACTCACTCTCGCGGAGGCGCAGATAAGTTAGCACGAATGTTAGGAATAACCTTTGAAAATTGCTTTGATCCAATAATAGAAGAGGGTGATGCTAAGAACTTCGATCAAACTGTGTTGGAATTTTTTACAAACTTATATTATAGTACAATGCAGATTCATGAGAAGGAAAGTGATCCCGACTTTCTTCTTAAGAGGAAGATAACGAAGTGGTTACTATCTAAGATGATAATGCGTTTAACCCGCCTATTTGGTGACTTTTGGGGATGGGTGAGAGGTGGAGTTCCTTCAGGATGCTGGAATACGTCTCATATGGATTCTTGGATTATGGCAATGTACTTTTGCTTGTTTGGTCTACATACTATCATGAATGCTCCAGAGGAAATGCAAGAAGAACTGGAGGATGCTTTCTTTAATGCTATTCGGGCAGTCTTTTACGGAGACGATCATCTTTGGAATAAGGGTAAAGGACTAGCAGCTCAGTATTTTTCAGCGGATCAATTTGCACGATTTTGTGAGCGGTATTTTGGCGTGATCATTCGTGATATTGTAACGGGAGCTACTTTTTGTTCAGATGTAGTCAACGGCGAGTTATCTCGTAAGGGATGTACTATGTTAAAGCACCAGTTTATATTAAATCCCTGTAAAGACGAAGGACAGAGTACCTTCTTGCCCTTTAGAGAGTGGAAAGAATTTTTAATACGAGCAGTATGGGGGAGAGAAACAAAGAATCGAGATGGGTTGGATGTGATGATGTCATGTGTGGGCCATGCTTATGGAACATATGCGTCGAACCCGGATGCCTATTTGAGATTACGTTTGTTGTTCGAATGCTTGGTCAGGGAGTTGAAAATAGATCCTAACCAGGCGATAATAGAATCATTTCGAAAGTTTGAAGTGACGGATTTGAAGAAATTGAGACAGTTGGGAGTGTCTGTAGACGAGTTGTTGACAGGATTTCCGAGTTGGGAAAAGCTAGTTGAGAAGAATAAATTAGACTGGGCCTACTTGGATAACATAGTGTCAAACATAGATGCAGGGCTTGACAGCACTACCTTGGACTGGTAATCTAGACTACTTAGCACGAGCTATTTGTGTGAGTAATCGACTCACAAGGAACTAGAATAAATATTAA